ATTTTGGCCAGCGTGTTCCGGTACTGCGAGACCGTCACCAACGGGTTCACGGGCCCGTACTGCTGCAGCACCGCTTCCTGCCTCGCCGCCACCTCGGTGAGCGTCTGCAGACGCTCTTCGACGCTTGTGGCGCCAACCGCCAAGTTCACACTGATGTCTGCCTCGGTGTTCCAGTCGGCGGGGTTGATCTCCACCCACCGGTTGCGCAGCCGCACCATGCGGGCCCGGTCCTGATGGCGCACTACCAGCCGCAGCACGCTACGCATCAGGTCCTTCATGCCCGTCTCGGCGAAGATCCGCGCAATGGTCTCGATGTGCTGATGTGCCGCGTTCACCGTCGCCGCCACTGCGGCGCGAGTGGTCGACTGCAGGGCATCCGCGTCCAGACCGGCCGCGGCCTTCGAGATGCCGGTGCGCGCCTCTTTCAACTGGTCGAGATACTCGACGACCGGGAATGCCTCCTGGCCCACAAACGGTGTGACCAACGGCTGCACCATCCCCGGCGCTTTCATCCGCACGATGCCGCCCACTTCGGTATTCAGCGCGTCCTGGATGTTGACCTGACCCTCGACGATGGCCGTGCGCGGAATCACGGCATTCGCCAGTGAGTCCAGCATCCGACGGAAGACGGCCGACTTGATCCGCTGGAGATCCATAACGAGCCCAGCAACCGAGTCGCCGAACACCGTGTGCGGCCGCGGCAGCGGGCACAGCAGCGCGAACGGCCGCTCCGACACTATCTCGTTGTGCAAAATCTTGTACTGCTCGCCGACGGTGCAGACCCTCCGCAGCTCCGGCAGACCGTCGCCATCGTAGTCGACCAGGACGTAGCTCTCCACGTACAGCACCAGCTTGCGGGTCGGGTCCGACGTGTTCCACTCCGGGTGGTTCATCCGGCCTGGCACGCGGTCGTAGGACTCCTGCGCGATCAGCCGAGACTCGTTTACCCCACTGACCTCGTCGAGCTCCTCCTGGCGGTACCCCATGGCGACCAGCTCGCCCACCGTCCGGTAGCACCGGTGGCCGACGTACTTGGCCTGGTCCATCGACCGGGCGTCGCGCGAAATCAGAAACTCCTCGGGCGGGACAGCCTCGATGGCAACCCGACCGGCATTGGTGCGCTGGGTGACCACGGCGTCATACCCCGCCGCGCCTGGCGAAAACTGCACCTCGGCGCCGGCGGCTGCGGCCTCCTGCTGCAGCAGCATCGCCGCCTCCTCCGACAGACCGGTATACTCGCTGCGGCTGATGCTCCCCTTCGTGCTCCACCAGATCTTCGCCACACCCTGGTTGCGGATCAAAGCGTCCAAAAACAGCGAGTACAGCACCATGAAACCCGGGTTGTCTCGCTTGACGACGTGATCGACGTAGTCGGTCATCTGCTCGGCAAGCGCGACATCCTCCGGCCCGCGGGGGACGAACTCGGCGACGTGCTCCGGACCGAAGAAGACCCGCAACAGGGACGGCAGCAGGGCATGCACCGTGTCCCGCACGTCCCGGGTGACGACCTGCGACCGACCCTCCTCCTCGTCGCCGTAGGGCTCCCCGTCGTAGTACTGCGTGGCGCGCCGGCGCTCGGTCTGCAAGGTCTCCGCGACGTCCTCGGCGTCCTCGATTTCGCTGCGAACAAAGCTCTGCAGCTCCTCGTAGTCCATCCCTTCCGGCTGCTCGTCTCTCTCGTCCGCCTCGTTTTCCTCTGACTCCTGGGGCCCGCCGCCGTAGGGTCGGGAGGGGGGGACGGTGTTGTAAGCTCCAGGAGTCATTGCCCTCGCCTTACCATCGACAGCGCCCCTCACACAACTCCAAGCACGTTCCGCTTGAGCGGCTTGCCCCACGATTGCCCGCCATGAACGGCAATGGCGGCGTTAGAGGCAAACGTCAGGACGAACGCGTCGGCCACGTCCGGGCTCCCCCGGCCGCGCTTGCGCATCTCGTCCTTCGATTCGATCTGCAGTTTTCCACTTGAAGTGAAACGGTAACGGACCGTCGCCAACTCACTGACCAGACGCTCGTTATCGGGCAACCGGCAGTCCCGGGCCGCCAGCCACGCCTTGGCCTTCGACCACAATTCCGCCCGCAGGTTGGTGTACTGCCCCGCCAGCGCCGGCGACTCGGAGACGTTGATTCCCCGCGCCGGCAGACCCAGCTCCCGCAGCCGGTCGGCCACCCCGGCCCCCAGGCCGATCACGTCCACCAGAATCTCCTCCGGCCGGTCCTGCTCGTGCCGGATGTCCCACTCGTGCTTCACGGCGCCGCACAACTGCATCAGATCCAGCTGCCGCCACGTCCGCACGTCGGTCACCCAGTTGGCCTGGCGCTCGCACAGCACGCTCGAATCGCCGCCGTAGCGCGCCACATCGAGCCCCCACACCCGCGGCGCCTTCACAATCCGCTCGACGTCGCGCGACTTCGCCAGCTCGAGCAGCTCCATCGGAATCAGCGTGTCGTCGTCCGACCGCGGGAACTCGCCCAGCACCCGGATCCGGTACGCGTTCGACTCCTCCCCGTACCGGCTCGCCATGTCCGCCACAAAGTCCTTCGACACCCGCGGGCTCGCCAGGCTCGAGACGTGGAACGTCCGCCACTGGTCGGCCAGTTTGTGATGCGTGTCGTAGAAAAACCCGCTCGAGCGCACCGGATTGCCCAGCAGAACCGTCACGGCCGAATGCCCCGACATGGACCCGGACGCCGCCTCGAACACCGGCTCCGGAATACCCGACGCCTCGTCGGCCACCAGCATCACGTTTTCCGAGTGCACCCCCTGAAGCGCTTCAGGAGTCTCGGCCCGGCTCGTCCTGGCCGAGATAAAGCACTCGGCCGGCGCCGCCTTCAGCTCGATCTTGTCCGACTTCACGTCCAGCAGCTGGTTCAGCACCGGCGGCAACGCCGCCACCCAGCGCTTCAACTCCGCAAACAGCGCGTCAAAAAGCTGCGCCGTCGTCGGCGCCGTCACCACCACCTTCACCGGCAGCCGCGTCAGCAGGTACCACAACATCGCCCAGCTGGCGACCGTGCTCTTCCCGACACCGTGCCCGCTACGCACCGAAATTCGCCGGTCGCCGGCAGCCACGGCTCGCAACAGATCCGCCTGAAAGCCGTCCGGCTCGACACCCAGCACCTCCCGCACGAAGAGAACCGGGTCGTCCCGGTAGAGGCGCAGGAACTCGACAAACGGATTCGGCTGGTTAGGGCTCATGCCGGCTCCAAAATTTTTTTGAGGCGGGGTTGCCGCGTATGAGAGACCCGGGGGGGTGTCTGAGGGAGGCCGCCGCTACCGCCGCCCCCCGCCGCGCATCGAAGGGGGGCCAAAATCGCGCCAGGACGGCCCCAGGAGCCGCCGACGCCCCCGGCCCGCCTCTACCCACGGCCCCGCGCTTGTCGACGGCGTGGCGCCCCGCCAGCGCCGCAGCGCCGACCGCCCTGCGTGGCGCAGCGCCCGTGGGCGGACCGCTGGCCGGAACCGGCCCGGTTTCGTTCAGCGCCACTGAAACCGCCCGTCGGAACGGGCCGGATCCCGGTTGCGGGACGCCAACGTGTCATAAGTCCTTTGTTTGCAACACGCATTTCCCTACTTCGCAGAATGCAGATTATGTAAACTCTTGGCGTCGGAACCAGCGCAACCCGCTGATTCTAAAACAGTTACGCGGCCTTGTTGGGATTCCACGCGATTTTGCAAGCCGTTTGGAATCAGTGAGTTACGCAATGCGCCGAGGTGCAGGCTGCCGACGTTGACGGTGACCGCCGAGGCCTTCTGGTCGGCGTACTCGTCGGGCGAGTACCGGCCGGCCAGCCACCTCCGCATCTCGATCTGCAGCCGCGTCTTGCCGTGCTCGGCGCACGCGTTGGTGTCGGCCAGCTCGAGGGCCTGCTCGGCCAGCGCCGACGCCGAGGCCGCGCGGGCGCGACGAAGCCGCTCGGCGCGCTCCGGCGTGTCGTTCAGCCAGTCGCTCAGCATGTTCCGCGACAGGCCCATGCTGCGCGCCACGGCTGTCAGCGTCTCGCCATCGGCCACCCGGCGCAGCACGACGTCGATGCCGCCGGCGTCGTGGATCGTCGCCAGCATTGCCCGGAGTTTGGGTTTCCCTGCCATCGCCCGCACCGTACCACGGCCCACGGCTGCCCTTGTCCGACGCCCGGCTACGGCAGTTAGGCCGCGTCTTCCACGGACACGACCATGCGCTTGCCGAGCGCGCCGAGAGCGGCCTGCAACTTCTCCGACTTCGTGTCGTGGTCGGGGTCCAGCATCCGGCGCACGACGGTTTCGGTAACCCCAAGGCGCCGGGCCAGTTCGCTGTTGCTCACCTGGGCCTCGCGCACTGCCAGGTACAGCGCCAGTTTGCCCGCAATCCAAAACGGAACCGGGACGAGGCGCTCAGCTTCCGTCGGCCGGGACGCAGGCGGGATGCTCAGGCGCTCGCAGAGGCAGTGCGCGATGACGCTGCCCAAGCAATCGATCGCTTCGTCCATTGCCTCCAGCGCGTTCTTGCCGTCGGTATGCGCGTAAGGGAAATCGGGAAAGCTGACCACCAGCCGGCCCTCCTCGTCGGGCCGGAACTGGGCGGGGTAAGAGAAGCAAAACATGAAAACCTCCTACAGGTCTTGAGGGTCAATTCCGAGGTGGCCGCACATAGCCCGAAGCAAGCCCGGCCCGAGATCTTTTTTCCGATCCTTGACGACGGTCATCCGCCCGCCGACGTACACCGTGCCGTGGCTTCCAGCGCCGCGAGCGGCCACCCAGCGGTACGCAAGACCCCGACGATCCGCAAATCGCTTCACCTTTCGCAGGAACTCGCTGCCCTTCACAGAACCATATTCGCACACTTCTGTACGACACGCAAAGGTTTTCGTGCCGGACCGTGCCGGATCTGGCCTGGCGCGAGGTGCGTGACCTGTGTTGGACGGTTGTGGACCGTTGTGGAGGATTTGTGGTGGGTTTTTGGACGGTTACGCCGCCCCCCTGGCGCGGCGTAAGCTGTTGCAACGCCAACACTTACAGGCCCGCTTCCCGCCCCCGGTGGACGGTGTGGTGGGCTTTCTCCCTTTGTTTCTATATATACACACTCCCTTTCCCTTCTTACCTATTCTTTTTTTTTTCCTTATGCGAAAGGAGTGTTGATAACTATCCACAACTATCCACGTAGTGTGTAGACCATTGCAGAACAACGCACTTGCGCGTGGATGGTTTCCCCCAAAATCCTCCACAGACCCTCCACCAACCGTCCACCGCTCTTACCGCCCCGTCCTGCACGCAGCCGACCTCCCTTGAGCGTTAACCGTTTTTAATGTCGGGGATGCTGCACAACAACTGCTGTCGTGCGAACATGGCGTCTAGACGTCTGACTGACGTCAGCTTAAAGGAACCCCCATCATGTTTGTTCACAACATTTCTTCCCTTTACTCTAGGCGGCCCCTGCCCGACGTGGCCGACCGCATTGCCTCCGACGCCCTTCCTCCGGCCTCGTCCGTGCCCGGCCCGCATGGCCAGCCGCTGCTGACCGGCCTGGCCGGGGCGATGAGTGATGAGCAGCGGGAGCTGCACTACCGCCGGCTGCGCACCCGGAGGATGCGCGATTCAGTGGACCGGATCTACGGCATCCTGGCCGTTGACATGGACCTGCGGGGCGTGGCCGAGGAGCTCGACCACCTCGACCTGGCGATCAAGATGTGGCGGCAGGAGATCGAGACGGCGGCCAAAGGCGGTGCGGCGTGAAGCGCGTGCGGGAAGAGAGCGTCGAGGCCCGGGCTTTGGCGACGGCCGCGGAGCAACTCCTGGCGGAGCTGGGCGTGACAGAGCCAGGCGCCGGCCGGGACAACCATGAGCTGCCCGCCGGGGCTTTGATGGACGCCCTGTATGCCGCCTGGAACAATTACATGCGGGCCAGGTACAGCAAGCCTGACGCCATATTTGAGCCAGAGGGGCGCCGCATGCATAAAGTGGACCTGGACGCGCTGGAAGAGCATTACAACAATGCGCCGCTGTGGGACTCGTCGATGGACCCGGTCTACAGCGCACTCCCCGCCCTCATCGCCGAGTTGCGGGAGTTGCGGGCAGAGGTCGAGCGGCTGCGGGAGGACGCAGCGCGGGCGCGGTGGTGCGAGGAGAACAAGGCCGATGTCGTGTGGGACTGGCGCGGCAACCAATGGCGCTGCGAGACCGCGGAAGACATGTGGATGGACCAGGACAGGAACGCCGCCATCGATTACGTGCGCACGGGCGTGCCGTTTTGGCAGTCCACAGCCGTCGAGGCCGAGCGGGACGCGGCACGGGCCGGGGAGGCGCGGGCGGTGGAGGCGGAGAATGACTAACGAACAGAAGGCCGCGATTCTAGACGACGAGGCGATGTGGAAGGAAAAAATTGCACATATTGCCGCACAAGGCGACGACAATGGCATGGGTAGGTCTGAAGACCTTATGGCCCGTGCCGCCCTACTCCGCGAATGCGCGGCGATGATGCGGGAGCGGTCAACGGTAGTGTGGCACGCAGAAGGAGGAGCC